AGATGTTTCAGAAACTTGGGGATAACTTTTCGTGTCAGGAGGGCGGAAGACCGGGATCCCGGTAACCAGCTTCAAGTTCCACGCTTCAAAATAAATTGGCAGTTTTCTGGGAGTTTGGAGTTTCAAACGCCCGGGCGATCCCTGCGGGACATCCGACAGGTCCAAGAACCGAAGTAATCGGAGGCTGGAGCTTGGGAGTTTGGAGTTTCTAACGCAACAGGAGCTGCAGCAGCATATAAATCAGGATGACCGCCACTGCAAATTTGGCGGGAACCAACAATAATAACAGGAAATTCAACAAATTCTAATTCTCTTTCTCTACCCTCATCTTAATATAACCATCTCAGTCCAGGATGTCAAGAGCCCGGGCGAAATATTTATGGCGGATTTCCGCCAACTTCCCGTGAAGCACTCACCCGGGCGCCCGGTGCGACCCAGCTCACCAAATAAAACCCCAGAAATCCGTAGCATTTTAGTTCGGAGTTTGGGAGTTTAAGACTTGCCAAGTTGATCCCGGGACCCTGGGAACTAACAGCTTATCCCCAAGTTATCCACACGATGTACACAACTTGGGGAGTTTGGAGTTTGTGTCTAATGCTCTTGTGGGGCGAACATATCTTTCAACCCTTGTGCAAATCCTTTCTCTTGCTCTTCAGCCATATTTTCAGCTCGTTTCGCATTGCGTGTCATAACAGGAACAACCCCGTCATAATGATTCGCAATTCGTTTTAAGACATCAATCATTTCTTCTTGATTATCTGCAATCCTATTGAGTGCTAAATTAATATCTTGGTCTACTACCATAATATACTCTCTTTCTATTTCTATTTATAAGAAATAGAGTACGGGCTTTTAACCATACAAACAGACCAAGTATACTTGCGTTTATAAATACTCTATTTCTGTTCCTATTATATCAGAAACTTATCCACAATGCAAGACATCTTTCAAATTATTTTCAGGAGGGAAATCCCGGGCGCGCCCTGTGCCCGTTGTCCACAGGTTATCCACAACTTAATGTGGATAACTACCGTGGAGTTTAGGAGTTAGAGGGGCTTCCAAGGAATTATTACAAGTGTGCCAACCCTCTTATTAACCTTCTCTTTCAAGAAGCAGAGCGAGTGCGGATCCTTAGTTTTCCTCTCATATGTATCTCTTTCTCTACTTCTATTTGTATTATACCACGACCTTATCCACAAAGCAAGAACTCATTTGAAGTATTTTCCTTACTGGGAGGAAGACGCCCGGGCCCTGTGAACTAACCGTGCTTCACGACCCTCATAAAATGTATGGCATTTCCGCGGAGTTTGGGAGTTTCAGGAACGCTGCGCGCGATCCCCGGTCCATCCTGTGAGATACACGACCTTTCCCAAATGTCTAGCATTTCCGCGGAGTTTGGGAGTTTGCACAGGAGGCACTCGAGCTGCAGCCAGGATCCCGGGAAAGACAGGTGAATAGCCCTGAACAAATTTGGCAGATTTGCCGGAGTTTCGGGAGTTTTGCCTTGACAGGAAACGCCGGGGCGCGCCCGGTGCGTCATCCGCGGTCCGCGGCCCTCGGCCCAATATTATTTATTAAAAACGGAGTTTGGGAGTTTCAAGAAGTCGAGGTCCTTGAGCCTTCCTTCGTACAACCCGGGCACTGAATCGATGTCCTTTTCGCGTAAGTCTTGGGCCACGGCCCCTGAAAACAGTTTAACCCTGGACCCTCCTTGGGCCTTGGGCAAGTTAACAAGTATGAATACAGGCGCTCCGTAGCCTGCATACCATTTATTCCACGCTGTTTGAAGAGGTGAAATACGAATACGATTATTAGCTTGTACTATCTTCAGCTCAAGAGTGAAGAATCCTGTAACATTGTGAAATATTACGCAATCAGGGAATCCTGGCGTAACATAGCTCTCAATCCTCGAGATGAGATACTTCTCCTCCCCATTTTCCAACAATCTCTTTACACTCTTCCAGAAATTTGTTTCTGTTTTTACGGTCATAAACCGTCTTGTCCTTCACTACCTTCTGTTTCCACTTCGGTGACGTCCTTAAGTCCTTCGCCATCGGATTTCTCTTCGACCGAAAGGACAGTTTGATTACCTTCTTTTTTAAATTTTCCATCTAATCCTAATTCCTTTAATTGTTTTAGAACTTCTTCACGGGACATACTATCAATAGTCCCTGTTCTGATTTCTTTCCTGTCAATGTACAATCCCGCAGCCTGCCCTCGCAGGCGCTCAGCATTAACAGCAGCACTAAAAGACTTTTCCACGAGAGACTTCTCACGCAGTCTGGCCAATTCTTGTACGTGTTTTTGTAGTTTAACTTCATGTGTTTTTTCAATCTCCGCCCTTCTCCTGACAATAGCATCCACGACCTTTGGGTATCTTTTACCATTCAACAACAAAGAAGACGACACATTCGCGCTGTCTTCCTTATACCCAGCCTGTCTCGCGCACTCAGTGGGAGTCAACCTCCCTTCATTCTCCGTGAATATCTTTACGAACATGCGCTGTTTTACAGTCAATCCATCCCCACCCTTCGGGTATTTCAATGACATGTCTTTAGGTGCCACCAAAGTGCCACCCCCCGTGATATTGCTTATGCGTGGATCAACCATCTAAGTCCTTGTAATAGAGTTATTTTTTCTGATTTTATTTTTATCATTTTCAAAAATGCCCCTCACGTTGTCTACAGGTGGCACCTAGGTGGCACCATATAAACGGTTGAAATATAAGCATTAACAGCAAAAGGTGCCATGGTGCCATCAAATCCCCGGTATTTAAAAAAATAAAAAATCTTTTTTCCCTGGTGATCCCTATACATTAACTTCATATCACTGAAATTGACCGATTTCTGCCATTTCCAAAACTGATCCATCCACGCTGCTTCAGTTGATGGACGAACCTGTGAACATGACTCTTTGAATTTGAGCCGATCAACTGCTTGATCTCCTCGTATGAGGGGGAATATCCGTTAGATTTTATGAAGTCCACGATGATATCATATACCATTTTTTGCTTGGGTGATAGTCCTAATTTATTCATCTCGAGGAGTGTATTTTTCACCCGTGATTCCATCAATATATGTCTTTCTTCCCCTTCCTGGAAATTCATTGTACCCCGTCTCGTTCGGATTCGGCCCGTAATTCTTGCGCACCTTGGCGTACATTTCATTCGGCCCCAGTTCCTTGATGGTTTCAAGCGTGATTGAGTCGTAGAGCCCGCGTTGCAACTTCTTTTCCTCGGCCGTCAGTTTTTTAGGCTTGTAGATGTAGTTGTCCTTGGTGCGTTTGGCCCATGTTATTCTTATTCCAAGTGGCGGCCTGTTCAGAGTCACTCCGTTCTTGTTCTGGTGTGATCCAGTCCATGTCCCAGGAGCGTAGTGCTTGTCCATCACGTAGTCGTAGCATTTCTCATTTGACTCGAACTCAACGACCTCCTTGCTGAGCAGCTCGGCGTCCTTCCACACGTTAATCTCGTATTTGTCCATAATTTTCATCAGAATACATACTGTCAATCATGAGGTATTCGATGTTCTTCACCCATCCCTTCGGTATCGTTATGTATCGTCCCCCCTCCTTGTCCTTCTCCTCGTCCTCCTGCGGATCAAGGCACCACGACCCCATGATCGTGACTCGTTCCTCGTCATTCCGTATCATCCATCCAATGTCAACGCACGTCGCGAGCTTCGCGTCGCGCATCTTGCCTAGATTAACCCATCCCGTTTCACCGTCCATGGCGTCCATCCAGGTTATGCGGACCATCGGCCAGCAGTACGGATATTTACTCGAGGGTGATTTTGTCGTGTCCGTTTCGTTCGAACTTTGCATTGTCATCATCCTCCCTGTGCCTGTGTCCTTCCGTCACTATGTCCATTATCTGCGATTTCGTCTGAAGCCGCACCTCATAGTCCTGGAACACCACGACCCAGAAGCGCGCTTCGCCCCCCTGCGTGGTCGTGGCCTTTCCGGCCTTGAAATTTTCCACTGTCTTCCTGAATCCCATCGATAATAGCTCCAGTAACTTGGACCTGAACAGCACGCGATCAGACATGTCTTCGAACCGCACGTACCACGAAGGCTTCTCCGTCAACCCCGTCTTGGGATTGATGGCGCCGTCCTCCACCTGGTGAAGATCAATGATCTTCTTCGTTAGTTGATGTTCCTGTCGTTCCATTTTACATTAACCTTGTCATAAACTTTTCGTACGTGTTCCTCATCGAACCCTTCCAAAGCCTTTATGCGCTTTCTCTCCTCCACGTCCTCCACGAATTCGTCAATCAGCCCCAGGACCATGTGAATCGGCAATCCCATGTCGTACATCTTGATAAGGGACAGCTTGTCCACGATCCAAGGAAACTCCTCATTGCCGCGCTCGGCGTTAATGAGAACCTTCTTAATTTTTTCTGTTACTTTTCTTAATTCTTTCATCTTTAATCTTTATTCCTCTCTCATCTGCTTCGTTCTTGATCAGCACCATCATCTGTTGTCCCGGTCCCCGCAGCGTGGAGAGCCCCATCTTGACTAAAGCGTCATAGTAGGGGATTCTCACGGCCACGGACTTGTATTTAGTCGTGTCAACCATTCAGCCTAGCCCCAGTCGAAGTCATCTTCATCCTTGAGTTTTTCGTCATCAATGATGTCATTGATGCTCTCAACGATCGCTTCCTCCTTCGCGTGCAGCGCCGCCAGCTTGTCAAGCTCCTTCCTGATCTTGTCAAGCGGGCTCAGTTTCTTCCTTGCTTTTTTCTTCTTTTCAGTTTTTCCCATTTTTACCTCCTGTGGTCATGGTTCTCATTTTCTCAACTTGCGGCATCTCATCCCGGAAATCCCAGTAACGATAATCGGGGTCATCCTCTGTTTTAATTTTTTCAGCCATTATAAAATCCACTGGTATATCTGCACGACGATCCACAAGGCGACAAAAATCTTTATGGGAATGATGAAGAACATTATGATCCCCCACATGCTCATATTCTTTGCGCCCAGTACTCGTAGTCCATCTTGTCGTGCTTCATCTGCACGAGGGTCACGAGTTCCTTGTAGTACGCGCCGCGCACGTGGTTCCGAAGCTTCCAGACGCGCGTCTTGTCGTTCGTCGGGGAGAGCTTCTGCGCCTCCGGGGCCATGATCAGGCCGCGGTAGTACATGATCCTGTCACCCCTCCGTGACTTGCCTATCCAATCATCAAACTTTTTCAGACTCAGCATTGAATCTCCTGTTATATCTCTCAACGACATCATTCACCTTCCCGTTCTCTTTAAGCGCCTGCTCCAGAAGTTTCAGTGCGAGGGCGGGTTCATCCTTTCGAATGAACTTATCCGCCCACTTCACCGTAGCGACGAGCATTCCTGCCAGACCACCGTAGCTCACTGACGCTCCGTCATGGTCTATGTTTATTAAATCCTTTACGCTTGTAATCTTTTCCAAACTCATATCTCACCCTTGATCAGTCTTAATATGAAATTAAAAACTTTATTCCCTGATCCCGTTTTTCTCCTGTTTGACTCGCACGTAATCTTGATCTCTTTGACCAGGTTTAGTAGTTGTTCCTTGCTCATGTTGTCCAGTCTGTCATTTATGTTCATAATCTTTTGCTCTTTGTGGGCAGGCCACCATCGCCCTGATTAATGGCCTACCCTAGGTAACTATAATATGCTTAGGATCATATTATAACAGCCCATATTATAGGGTAATTGATGGGATAAGTCAAGTAAAAGATTATGGCGGGAATCAGCCAAAAACACGTGTCAAGTAAAAAAACATTTTGTCGTGGTAAAAATACCACAGGAATGTTACACAATGTTTCTCAACTTCATTTCATCTCGGTGGACTCTCATCGCACATTCGTGCGAGAGGGTCCCGATTACAAGGACAGGACTGGTGGCGACTCGACTAAGAAATATATGGAAAAAATTTAAAAACTGGCTATACTATTCCCCGGAGAAAAGATACCTCAGAGGAAAGTAATCTTGATAAAAGTATCATACGGCAATAACTAATGGGACAGGCACTAGCAGAAGGAAAGACCATCACGGTCGGTGAAGGCAACCTC